ATTCTCCATGCAGTCGTAATCGGCCGCGTTGCCGCACGATTCTTCCGCCTGAGCCCGGACATCTTCCTTGTCCTTTGTGGTCAACTCTACCTGCGACCCCGCTCCGTCCATGTTAAGGATACTCGGACTTGCCTTCAGCTCTATGTAGTTCTTGCCCTGTTGGAAAAGGGACACTACGGCTTTGGTTACGTCCGCGGCGGAGTTCTCGTCTCCGTACGTCGCAGCCTTTATGGTTCCGCTGCCACTCATTATTAAGAAGAGAACACAAGATTGGCGAGACCCGATACGATGCGCAGGAAGTTCATGGACTCTACATAGACACCCACGTTGTACGTGAACGTAAAGATGACATTGTCATTTGTCTGCACAATGGATACGACGTCATTCTCGGGGTACACTCGTAGGCCTGTCACCGGATTGATCAGCGCGCACTGAGCCGCCGTGATGAGCGTCGGATTCTGGCTGAACAGCGTTGATTTCAGTGCGTAGACCACTTCTGTCTGCGAAGTCGTCGTACTGGCCGGAATCGGCTGCTGCAGAGACAGACGAAGCACGATCTTGTTGAACATACTACCATTGATGGAACCGCTGGGCTGATACTGGTCATTGTCCAGCGCGAACGAATACTGATAGACACCCGGAAGCTCGGTCGTAATGCCTGTCGTGTGTCTGTACATCTGCAGCAGGTTGAAGAACGGGAACGTCTTGGTCTGGAAACGCTCCTTGCCGTCCAGAAGCACAAGGCCATCCAGAACCGGGAACTTGGGATAGACCGAGGTGATCTGCTGCTGACCCGACTCATAGATGCTGGACATGACATTGGTGTCAATCGCCGTCCACGGGGCACGAGTCGGGTTCTCCCAGTTCGTATAGTTGTCCCAGTCGTTCACAAGAATGCGGTCCGACCGCTGCACGGCGAAGACGAACCGAGTGACCAAGTTGAACATAGGGAGTTCCATGTCCGTATTGGCTCCAAACTGCCCGTCCTTGAAGACATACTGAACCGTCTTGACCAGGAACGTCTGATCCGCGCGCGCCAGCTGGTTCTTCTCCATCTCCGTCATCCAGATGAAATTGCCCTCAACGTACGGATCGGGGAACCAGGACGTCACCGTCGGGTTGCTTGGGAGACCCGTCGTCAGCGGAGGACTCAGGAACAGCGACATGGGATAGTTCACCGGGGCCACGCGCTTTCCATACGTCGCACTCGTCGGGTTCACATCAATCACCGTGTACAGATCATTCAGAGACCGCAGCGTTACGTTGATGTAGACCTCGGAGTTCTGCAGCGACACCAGTGGCAGAGCCAGACCCGGGTTCTCGCAGAACCAGAAGTGCAGAGGGATCACCAGCTGACGCGACCGAATGCTCGGTTCGGGAACGAGTGTCTGGGGCAGCGTTGAAGGCAGTACCGCCGGTGCCACCGCATGGGGATACTGGTTGACACGATCGTACGCGTTCGCGGGATCGTTGAGCTCGGGAACGTTGCCCACCATCTCGTCTACAATCTTGCGCTTGTTGGCGTCATGAATAAGATACGAGTAGAACTTCATCCACTCGCCGCGCAGAGTCTGAATCACCTGGCCATTCATTGTGATGTTCACGTTGTCAATGAGATTGTAGCCGATGTTGTCAATCCACCGGAACTCGTATCCGATGGAGTTGGAACGCGAATCATAGCCCGCAGGAGGTGCGGATGTTCCGAGATAGTAGAGCGGAGACCAGACGTCGGGGAGCGTCAGGACGAGGTACGTATCGTGCAGCACGTTTGCAATGCGATCAATGCGGCAGGAGATCGTTCGTGTCCCCGTTGTGTTGAACTGGAGGTTGGATGCCGTGAACGCCATGCGAATGTGTTCCATCGCAAAGTTCGTATGGCGCCGATAGACGGCCCGAAAATGAGTCATGGAGGGACTTCCATTGACCAACTCATTTTGAGCACCTGTTGCGACCAGCTGAAGTAAGCCACCGGCCATATTTGTATAGTGTCGGCGGATTGTTTAGCTCCCTTCCTCCACGATACTGAAGAAGCGCAAAAGGATGATAACATAGAAAACACTCGTTGCCCATGTTAGAATGGAGATCACCATTACTTACTGGGGGATAGGAGTTGCGTGGACGCTCATGGCAAGCCCGAGATCACGGCGGAGAAGTCCGCCCTCCGAGGTTACCGTGGAGAACGTGAACGGTGCACCCGTCTGGCCTGCAGAGAGGCAGCAGAGCGACGAATAGGTTGCTCCCGGGATCGTGCTCAGTCCCGGATTGGGCGGAACGATGAACCGCTGACGCTGAGTCGCGCCGTTGGCTAGCGCACTCAGGAATACAGAGTTGTGTCGCTGAGACTGAGGAGGAGGAGTCCGGTGGTATGTGCTCGCCACAATCTGGCGCTTCTTCTGGGTCAGCCAATCCTGCGCAGAGTTGACCTGCATTTGTGGTTTATACGAGAGAATCGTCTAGTCTCCAAAGAATGCGGTTCGTCCTTGTCAGCACGCACACGGATCAGACCACAGGCTACGCGAAGGTTGCGTATAATCTCCTGCGTCAGCTTGCGACGATGACTCCGAAGGTGAAGACCTACCACTTTGGATTCCAGCGCCATCCCAGTCGCCCGGGGTTCCGCAAGTGTCCCGAGGGGATCATTCAGTATGACGCAGCCGCGAACGAGGATCCCAAGGAGGAGGGCTTTGGCTTCAACAAGATCCACGAGTATCTAGAGATGGTCGGCCCCGATGTTGTCATGATCTACAATGATCCACTCATCATCTACCGGTTCATTGAGGCGATGAAACACGAGCGCGGCAAGACGCCCTACAAGCTGTGGATCTACGTGGATCAGGTCTACCAGGGAATCGCTCAGCCTCTCATGGATGCGATCCGCGAGCACGCTGACAAGGTTTTCTGCTTCTCGGAGACCTGGCGCCGGACGCTCCAGAGCTACGGCGATTTCAAGAATGTGTCTATTCTGGAGCATGCCGTGGATCCTATGGTGTTCTCCTCCATGTCGGCCTCGGATCGTTCAAACATTCGTCGTAGCATGAACATTCCGCAGAATGCAGTGATCTATCTTAATGCCAACCGCAATAGCCAGCGCAAGCGTCTGGACCTTACGGTTCAGGCATTCGCTCGTCTTCTCCTGCGCGAGAAGGATGCGCCGCACTATCTCATCGTTGCAACCAATCTATCGCCGCAGTCGGGTGCCTACTACGACGTTCCCAAGATCTATGCACTGGAGCTTGCCGACCTCGGGCTCAATGTTCAAACCTATGCGAATCGGGTTCTCTGCATTGACACGGCACCGCCGAACGTCATTGCGGACGAGGGTATCAATCAGCTCTACAACGTCGCGGATATTGGTATCAATACCTCGGACGGCGAGGGGTATGGTCTGTGCCAACTGGAGCACCTGTACACGGGTGCGCCCCAGGTGGTGACCGACGTTGGTGCGTATGGCGATTTCCTGGACAGTCAGGTTGCCCAGTTTGTTCCGGGCGACTTCTATGTGTATCACGCCGGTGGCATGCCACTCGGGACTCGGGTCCCCGCCTTCCACCCGAACAAGGTGACGGATGCGATGGAGGCCGCGGCGAAGAATCTTCCGACAATGCGCGAGGCGATCCGGAGCTACAACTTCAAGAGCTGGTCGCTGGTCTGCGATACCTGGCTGGAGGACATCCTGTCCTTCACGGGATAATCCATCGGATCTGCGTGGGTGACGTCTTGACGCCTAGGCGCAGGAGTCGCTGCTGATCCTCAAAAGCCGGACCATCAAACACCTCATTGCTGTCCGGATCCACATAGAAGACCATCCCCTTGATGGCAACCTTCTGCAGACGTCGCTGTCTGCGCGACATATTGCGCAGATACGTTGCATCCATATCATCGTTCTTGATGCTCGGACGGTAGGCGAGATCCTCGCCGGTTACCGTCGTATCAAACCGCATGCACGAAATTACAGGTCTTTCGCGACTATGGAGTTTCCGATGAACTTCGCAGTCGACGGCAGATTGCTTGAGGAGGACAGAGATACGCCCGTTGATCTTCTCCTTCTCATAGGCGGCGTTGTAGAGATACTCATCTGTGCTCATGAACGCTTCCACCGGAGGGTCGCCCTCATACCGCTTGAGTCCCGTGTCCGACCGACGAATGGGCACGACGTTGGTCGCACCCTCTGTGGACTTGGACTGGGCTTCTGTGAACACCGAGAGATAGAAGCTCACCTTGACCGTGCGCTCTGCCATCGGCAGCTTCGCGTGCGAGCAAATACGAATCGCACGACCGATGACCTGATCGTGACGAGACGGTGTCCAGTGCGGTTCCATGATGTGAACGTGCCGCACATTCGCGAGCGTAATTCCCTCGGCACCCGCAGACGACGCCATCATCAGGCACAGCAGCCGGTAGCCACGGCCTTCTACAGACGCCTTCAGGCTCGGGGGCATAGAGTCCTCGTAGGTATTGTTGAAGATCTGCCGCATATACTCGCGAATCTCAGAGTTGGCGGCCGACCGCTTGATGGCATCGCGGCGGACGGTAGAGAAGTCGCTCTTGACCTCTTCGCCAATCATACCCTGACCGCCCGTGAAGAGCGCATAGGCCGGCTTGTTGGGATCCATGCTCGGGTCTTCAATCCACTGTCCCGTGTCGTCCTGGATGATGCGATACGGCTGCCAGCCGTTGGCATCCAGAATGGCTGTATAGACGCCAATGCCTTCCAGCGACTTGTACTGCGAATACAGGAACTGGTTATTCCAGTTGCGTGCATCGCCCAGGGACGCCTGCATGTTCTTGAGGATCTTGAGCATCTTGGGACTGAAGATAGAC